ACCTAAATCCTGTAACTGACTTCTGATTTTTACAATGTCAGACCAAAGGGAAGTTCTGCCTGATGCGTTGTTAGGAACAACACCTAAATACTTGGTATTGAACAAAACAGCATCATCATTACCTAACTGGTCAATGACCCTGATTGTCTGATTGTCCTTAAATACATCACCACAAGTATCAGAAGTTGTGACCATTGTGTTAATATCTTCAAGAACACGAACATCAGCGTTTACTTTGTGAAGCACAAATTCACCGTTCTTCACTGCCTGTTTCAACTCTGTCTGTGTATAATCAGTGTCAACGGTAAATTCACCGTCATACTTCTTATTCTGACAAGACTTGTTGACCGCACAACCCGCCTGAATACCAGTTACCCAGTACACAAGGGATGCTTCTGACCAACCTTCATCAGTTACCTTGTTCTTAACACTGATAGTACCCATAAAGTCGGCAGCAATGGTGTAAAGAATCAACTGAAACTTGATACCCATTTCATCACGCAAACGCTTGTTGAACGCAACATACAGTTTCTTTGTGGTTTCATCTGTAACCGCTGCACCCATTGCGTTATAGGTATAAGATTCAATCTTATCCAAGTAAGTCTGATGTGCAGTACCGTCAACAGTTCCATTTGTACCACCTGACAACGGTGTTGAAGCTGTTACCGCAAGCGTTGCATCGGTCTTAAATGTCACATAATCATTTGCCACAAGTTCAGATGCCTTTGTGACAGTCTGTGAATCAACCTTGACTGTTCCAAGGTATGTGATAACATCAAACTTCTTGGAATCGTCTGCATTTGCCTGAATAACAATCTTCAAATCATTTCCACGTGTACCGCCATATAAAGCAGTTGCAAAGGTATTTTCTGCCTTTGTTCCACCGCCATTCAAACGATACGCATATAATGTCTTAGCACCAATGAACAAATCCCTAAGACCTTTCATCTTAGGACTGTCATAGGCATACCCAAAGATTTTCAGGCTGTTCTTCTGAAAATCTCCACTGGTTACTTCAAAAACTTCCCCTTCTTTTCCCCAGTCAAGTTCAAGGGGCATTGTAGCAATTCCCCTGTCAGACAGTGCAGCAGATGCAGATGCAGCCGATACAAAGTTGATATATGCACCGGGAAGTTCTTTGTTCTGTGTGGTAAAACTACCGCCACCTAAAGCCATATTATTTCACCTGTCCTTTCTTATATTTTTCAATCATGTTGTCAACAGTTTCAAAGGTGTAACTTTTATCTTTATCAAGAAGGGCATCCACCAAGTCCCTTCTGTTTGCATACCGGGCAGATGCAAGAATCTGTTCTTTGCTGAACTTCTGTTCTTTGCTGAACTTCTGTTCATTCTGTTCAGTTTTTGCACCGCCTGTATTTTTTCTTGTTGCTGCCAAATCAACCACCTTCCTTCACATTGGTACTTGCCTGTAAACTTTCCATAGGTGTCTGCTGCTCTATCTTTCTGATAAAACAGTCATAATTCACAAAGAAATTCAGAACACCGTTAACCACTTCATACTTCATCTTTGTCCCCATGATTGGCTTATCCTCACCATAGATTGTGATGTACTCCAAACACTGCCACATTCTTTCAGCCACACCATTACATTCCCTTTGCTTTTCATTAGTTTCAGGAAAATACTGGATGCAGAACTGATTGGTTCGGAAATAACGCTTACCAAGGAACAGTTCAGTTGTTGGGTTCAGACAAGTAATAAAAAAACAAGGTTCTTTCAAACCTTGCTTGATTTCTTCCATGTGGGTTTCATAGCCATCCCCAAATTCTTCATTCAGGGAAATGCTGATTGCTTCAATTATTGAATTTATCATTTCAAACATCCCCCTAAATATTTTTTAATCTTGTTTTCAAGCACCTTCGGGGCAATCTTTTCAAGTTCCTGTTCAGATATGGTCATCATAAACTTACCCTTGACCCATCCCTTGTGATTTGCGGTTCTGTGACCATATTCAACATAGGATGCGTATTCAACAGGGTTCACAATCTCAATGACATAAGTGTCACCAAAATGATGAACTGTCAGGGAATCAGCATAATTTTGTGCAGATGACCTTTTTTCACCAGTCCACCCACGCCTTAAAGTACCGCCTTTTTTTCCTGAACTCTTTGGATATTCCCCCACCGGGGTTCTTTTCACCACCATCCGCAATAAACGGGCTGCAAGTTCCTTTGCACACGCTTCAACAAATTTATCAGGGTCTTGCAGCTTGTTCAGTTCATCCCTGAACTTTTTCAACCCATCAATGTTGAAATTCCCCATTCTACCCATTATGCAAAGTCCTTGAACAATTCAAGAATAATTTCCTGATGTGTCGGATATATTGCCGGGACACCGCTGCAAGTGTAATCAGTAGTCACATTGTCCTGTGATACAGTGATTTTTGAACCCGCATTGATTGAAATATCAGGGGAAACAAATAATTTTGTCACCTGTGTGATGGTTGCTGCTGAATCTGACTGAATAGCAGTTTGCAGTTTTTCAAATGACAGTTTACATGGTTGATTTTCCAAAACAACCACTTCAACATCTTTTGTCAGCTTTGACCTTTCATCTTTTTCCTTTTTTCTTTCTGTGACTGTCAAAGTACCAAAATAGGTTGCTTCAATAGCCTTTCTTGCAGCCTTTTGTGCTGCCTGAATTGCGTTTACCATCGGATTCGCCTGAACGAATTAAATTCAGCCTTTCCATAGGATAAAAGGTAATTGATGAAGGCGGTCAGCCTTTGTTCAGGTGTCAAACTACCTTCACCAGTTGCAAAAACGGTGTTGGTGTCACCTGTTTGAATCTGCTTCACTGCATAATCTAAATCAAACCCAACAAGGTCATTTGGTGCAAAGGTTTTCTTGGAAAGAAGAAATTCACCAGCTGCCATATCAACAGCAATGTGTTCCAGTCCTTCCGGCACATCTTGCCAGTTGATTTCATTTTTGATGGTGCTGCGTACTTTCTCAACGCAAAAGGTCAAGGCAAATTCATCATCTGCCTTGACCTCATAACCAAAAGATTTCAGCCTGTCTTTTACTGCATTAGTATCAAACATAGCAACCACCCTTTCAGATTATCCCCTTGAAATGATGCGGGCAATCGGAATTGCCTTGTGGTTGATATAGCTGCGTTCAGAATCCTTGCTTTCACCGGAATGTACCAGTGACCAGTTCGCACCATTTTTCAACTCTGCATCAGTAGGTGAAAGCGTTGCCTGTGACTTTTTCTCATAAGAGATACCAAAAGGTGAAAATACCTTTCTCTGACGGGTATACAGAAGGTCAACACCACCATCTGTTTTTTCATCCCTTGCCATAGCATAAGGAACTTTTGCACCAATATCCTCATAAGAAAATGCACCGTTACCCATAACATAGGTTGTGTACTCTGTGAACGCATCCACAAATACCACATAATCACCAACAGCCGGGGTTGTGTAGCTGTCAGCAACAGGTGTCACATCTTCCAACTTGACCTGTTTTGCAGTAGGTGTTGCATCATTTGCCACAACCTCAACCGCACCTTCATCAGTGGACTTTGCCTTGATATAGAAACCTTCCTGTGCAACAGTCGGTAAATCGTCATCAATGACAACCAACTTACCGTTCCATGTATACAGGTCAAGGTCTTTCTGAATACCCTGTGCATCTGTATATTTCAGGTGTGTTACAAGGTTCAGGTTTTCAAGGTTGGTTGAAACATCACTGTGCATGAATACCAGTGTGAACTTCTTCTTGTTTGCACCACAAGCCTTGTTTGCTGCACTGTTCAGTGTAGTTGCGGAAACCTTACCGTCAACCTTTTCAGTAATGTCATAGGTGTGGTTGTTGACAAATTCAAGGTTCTTTGCACCTGTCATTGCAAAGATACCGTCAAGAATCGCAAGAATTGTACTCTGGTCAACACCATCCCAGTAATCACCAACCTGATTTGCGATATTCTGCATGAAGTCAACACCGCCAGTAATGTCATAGCTGAAATCTTTTTCTTTCCATGCTTTGGCACGACCAACCACAACAACACCCTGTTCAAAGGTCTTTGTGCTTGTTGCTTCAATGTCTGTCTGACCGTCATAGTTGACTGCATCACCGTCTAACAGACCACGCATTGCAATACGTGCATAACTTGTACCGTTCTGTGTACTGAACACATCCTTAATGTCAGGATTTCCCGCCAGTGCTTTTGACTTCTTGATTTCGTGCATATGAAGGTTCGGAACTCTGCCGACCATGTACTTGAAAGCCTGCGGGTTAAAACTCTTAGAATCAAACTTATCGTTCGCCATTCTTTTTCACCTTTCCTTTCTTTTACTCTAACTTAGCATCAGGATTTTCCGCTAAGTAGGCACATAATTCATCATAGTTCATTTTTGAGGTATCAACCTCTGTTCCCGGCTTCTGCTGTGCAGATGCCCCCGGCTGAAAGCCTTTGAATGTCTGCTGCTGTTTCTGCTGCGGTGCATCGAATAAGAACTTTGTATCTTCACCAGTGGTCAGCTTTTCAATCTGTTCAGACAACCCCTTGACATTACCATCTTTGTCAAGTTTGGCATCCGTCAGGTCTAAAAGTGCCTTAACTGCCTTGATGTTCTTTGCATTTACCCCGGTCAATGCTTTTTCAACCGCAAAATCAACCTTCAACTGGGTCATTTCAGATTCATGTGTTTCCTTGGCTTTGGTGTTTTCAGCCTGTAAGTCTGCAATCTGCTTTGTCAGGGCTTCATTGTCCCCGGCTGATGCTTTCAGGGTTTCAAGCTGCTTGTCCCTGTCAGACACCTGTGTTTTCAATCCTGAAACCTCTGTTTCAAGGTTCTTGATTTCAGTAGCGGATGCAGATTTTGCATTTTCAATGTCATCACCATTGATTTTCATAATGCTGTCAACCTGTTCCTTGGAAAGTCCTAAATCTTCTAACTGTTTTCTTGTCATAATGACACCATCCTTTCAAATACGTTTTTATACGGGGTAACTCCCACATGATTGTTTGGTTGTTGCGGTTTTACGTCTTGACCAACTCCGACAAATAGAAAAGCACCCGTTGCCGGATGCCCTTCTGTGTCACTCTGACCCTGTGACCGGGAGATAATTTTCAGACCACCATACCCTTTCTTTTAAGTCTTGGTTTTCATGTACCTGTGAACCCCCTTTCTGACCTCATATAACGGTCATATTTCAATTATTTTCATTCCATTGATAACTTGTTAAGGTATGAAAAAACACCGCCTATTTGACGGTGTTTCAATCCCAGTGTTCATCATCTTTTGGGTATAATTCCAAAATATCATAAAAATTCGGAATTTCTGAAATCTGCTTACCTTCTTTCAATGCAGTAAGAACTTCTATTTTTTCATCCAGTAGTTCATCACTGAATAAGTCAAAAAACTTTTGTAGTGTTGGCGGGAAATTCTCAACTTCAAGAAACAATTCCCTGACCTTGACACCTTTTTCAATCATTTCCTTTTTTGCCATCACTCACCACCCGCTTTCTTCAAAAGTTCAACAATTACTGTATCCAGTTCAGCAACAAGTTCAGGCTTGTCAGCACGTAACAATTCAATCAAATCAGGTCTTGTCACACTCAATGCTGCATAGTTGGCAATGGTTTCATGTACTCTACTGTTTACAGATTGATAATACTTTCCACCATGACCATACTTAACAACACCAGTGTCACGAAAAACACCGCCTGATAGTGCATCGTAAATATCTTGAAGGTTTCCTATTCCACCACCCATGATGTTTCTGCACTCATAGTCACGTTCAGATTCCAACAGTGATTGCAGCTTGCTATACTGCTTTTTATAATCACTATATGTACCCTGAAAAGTTCTATTCATCATTGCATCATTTAATGCAGTGATTTGTGAATTGTACTTACTACGAACAGCACTTGAAACTTCTTTCCACTTTTCATCATGTTCTGCAAATAACTTTTTCACATCGTCTGACATATCAGAAGAAGTCTGTTTGAACTTATCAACTAAAGATTGTCGGCTTGTGCTGAACCAGTTACCTGATTTCTTCACGTTGCTTCTACCATACAAGTCCATAAGGTGCATTTCTTCATGTAATGTTGTGTTCACCTGTCCGGCAAGATTTTCACCCTGTAATTTTGGTATGGTTAGCTTCACTTCTGCCAGTTCCCCGGTAAAAGTATAAGATGATGTTGAAACTGCATGATTTTTACCATGTGAAATCTTAAAAGGTATACCATTACTTTCAACACTTTCCAGTTTACCCATTCGATTGAACAAAGCAACTGTATTTGCATCTGCACCTTCTAAACTGTTTACATAGTCAACAAGTGCCTGTGTATTCTTCATTTCTGATTTTGCAGTAAAAGCAGAAGGGAAATTTTCAGCTTTCAATTCTTCTGCAACTTGTTTTACTTCCTTCTTTGCCTTAATTGTATCATCAGGCGTTGCTTCTTGCAATCCAGTCTTGTCACCTTCAACAAACGACTGCTGCCATTGCTTATAGGTCATGTTGGCGGGTACATAGTATGTCTTGCCATCCTCACCCCTTGCAGCACGTTCACCAACACTGTCAAATTCGTCATCAAAGAATGGAACAGTGGTTGACCTACACCACACATGAAAAGGCGGTGCAGTAACACCAACTTCCCATTGTGACATAGGAAAATGCTTTCCATCCATTTCCCGGCAAATATCAGAAGTATGTGAATCAAGCGTTGCCACAATTTCAAACTGTTCAACATCCAGTTCAGCAAAGCAGTCCTTTTGTGCTGCTGAACTGAAAAAGGCTTCTTCTGTCATAACCAACCGCCCGGCAACATTCTTTGAAGTGTTCATTTTCCGGGCAATCGCATCAATAGCTTTCTGTGGGTCTTGTCCTAAAATAACATTACGGGTCAGTTCAGTGTTCAGTTCATTGACCAACTTCTGACGATTTCCCCAAATTCTTTCAGAAAAGTTCTTCCCATCAACCGCCCAAGGCTTGTTGATAATCTTTGAAATCTGCTTTTCATCCAGTGTAGCAAAGTCCCAACCAACACCAACACCCTTCTGAATTTCAAAAGCTGTTCGGTAATATCCTGATGTGTATATGTTCCGCATTGCTGAATCAATGCTGTCAAGCTGATTTCCAAACATTGCTTCAATGCTTTGCTGCGTTTGCAGTTTCAAGGCTTCAAGTCTGCTTATGTGATACCGGGCAGAAGCATTTTCAAGTTGTTTCACCCAAGTACCATTGATTGCGTTTTCTTCACCATACTGAATATACTGGTTAATGTCCCACTTCAATTCTTCCAGTTCTTTACTGGTCAACATTTTCCGGGCATCTGCCAGTGTAATACCGTTATTTTTTGCAAAACGCTGATACCATGCAGCAATTTGACCTTCAATCTGCTTCTGTGCTTGTCTGTACTGCTTTTCAACATCAGCATAGCACTGTAAACCTTGCTGATTCTGTGATTGTTCAAGCAGTTCAAACCTTTTTTTCCAGTATTCACTATTCTTCATCTTCTACACCACCGCTCTGATTGCCTTGGTTCGGATTTGCCGGATTCTGCTGACCAAAAGGATTGTACTGGGAAAGCATTTCTTCCTGTTCCTTCTGTTTCTGCTGTTCCAACCGTTCCAATTCTTTCTGCGGGTCATCCACCCAAGGATGCTGACCAATGATAGTTTCATCAGACAGGATTCCAACTGACTTCTGACAATTATCAATAGCTTCTGATTCATTTATCAGAATATCCCGGTTGAAGATGACATTCACTTCTTCACCTTCAAAGTTCCCCTGTCCTGTGTTCGCAAGATGTGCGTTCACGAACCAAAGGATTTCTTCAAAGGCTGCCTGATACTCTGTTTCAGTATCGTTTGCATCAATGTCAATGTCAGAATACATTGATTGAATGTTCATTTGGTTTGGATTGCCTGAAAGCCTGTCATCCTTAGCATCATAACCCATTGCGTTCTCAATCAAGGCTTTCTTGAATATCTCAATAATAGCTTTGTAGTTTTCCGCATTGACTGTGATTTCAAGGGTTTCAACACCGCCCTTTGCACTGTCATCATATCTGACCTTGACCGCACCAAAGGTTGCAAGATTCTTTCTGAACTCACCCAAGTCTGTACCATCATAGTTTTTCAGGACAAGAATTGTGTTTCTTGCATCCTCTTGCATATTATTTTCAAAGTCAGACAGCATCACATTGATACCATCCTGTAATGACTTGATTTTCTTCAACAACGGTGTTTCCTGTTCATTTGCTTTCAGCGGTATCAGCGGGATTCTTGACCAGTTGAACCCTGTCACATTCCCTTTTTCATCGGTCATTGTCACATGATAACAATCAGATTCCCCTTCATTTGCAAGGTCAGGTATCAGTGTACCCCTGTCAAGAATGAACTTGTGAACACCATCCAAATCATAAACTTCAACCTTTTCAATTACCTTTGGGATTGTACCTTCATAGCCAATCACCAAATACAACCTGACAGCAAAGTCTAAAATGGTGTGTTCGTTGTCTTTCCAAAACGGTAATATCTCATAGCCGGGAAATAATCTGAAAGAAAATTCCCCTGATTCAGTGTAATAGGGGTATAACCAACAGATACCGTTGTTATATGCAGCCTTGCCACTGTTTTTCAGTGTTTTCATAAAACGCTTATTGAACACTTTTTTCAAAAGTTCAGCGTACTGGTCATTTTCCGTTTCTATCGCAAAAGGCTGACCGAACAGATAATTTGCTTTCTGATTGACCATCTTTGCATACTGGTTATCAATGACCCTGTTGTTTGGCAAGTTTTCAACAACTTGCAGTTCACCGTTTTCACCTATCATTGTACGCTTACGCTTCAAAATATCGTGTTCATTGTCATAATACAGTGAACCCTTAATCTGCATGATTCTTTGGGGTGAACATTTCCACTTGGAAATTTCCTTTTCAAGAAATTCCCGGTCAGTCATCCTTGAATGAACACCCTGTAATATGAAATTGCTGACCTTCAAAGTCAGTGTGTCAATTAGGTTGCTGAACATCTTGGTTCATTCACCCCTTTCATTGCATAATATAATCAAAACCCCTGAAAACGCTATGTTTCCAAGGGGCTGTGTTACTAATTTGTTTCTTTATTCAAAACTGAACGCATCACCTTTGATAAGGCTTTCAATCGCATAACGCATTGCATCCATAAGGTGATTGAAGTCATCAATCGGTCTGTTCAGCTTCTTACCTGTCTTTGTGTCTGTATCCCAAGTATAGTTGCTTATTTCAGTGATGAAGTTCACACACCTTGGATGCACAATAATGTGATAGTCCTGAATGAAGTCAATACCGTTGTTGATGCTGTCCTTGCCCTTCCTTGCTTTCCTGATTCCTTTCAGACCAAGTTCACGCAATCGGTCAATACTCTTTGGTTCAGCAGAATCAGCGGTTATCTTTTCTTTCACATAACCCATCCGCTGCACTTCATCAGCAATAGCTTCATTACTCATGCCGGGTTTATACATTTCATCAAAAACCCAAATGGTTTTGCTTGCTTGGTCAATAAACCCACAAAACAAAGCACTGGGGTCATTTGTATAACCAAAGTCAAGACCAAATACTGACTTGACCCCTTTTATTGCCTTGACTTCATCAATGCTGAACGCCTTTTCTTCCCAGTTCTCATATACAAGACCGTCAACAATACCCCAGTCACCAAGACCCGCCACTTTGTAACGCCTTGGGTTCTGCTTTCTCATGGTTTCAAAAACCTTCAAGTCAGCAGCATCCAACCATTCATTGCACTTATAATTGGTTGTCATTGCAAGGGTTTCATCATCCGGGTTGTCAAAGAAGCGTTTCTTTATCCAGTGGTGTTCATTCCAAGGGTTCAAAGTCAAGGTTATTTGTTTGAACAACCCTGAACCTTCCGGCACTGCACCACGAATTGATTCATCAAGCATATTGAAATCATCTTCTGAACTGATTTCATACGCTTCTTCAATCCACATCCAACACAAGCAACCAACATCAACTGTGATGGAAGTTACTTTCAGCGGGTCATCAAGACCCCTGAAATAAATCTTCTGACCCGTTGGTTTATAGGTCATTTCAAGCGGTGATTCCTTGATTTCCCAAAAGACATCAACACCAAGGCGGTGAATCGCCCATTTCAATTCTGTGAAACAGGAATCTTTCAGTGTTCTGAATGTTTTCCTGACAACAAGGGCGTTTGCATCCGGGTATTTCATTATGTTGGTGATATACCAAAGTGCAGTTGTCTTTGACTTCTTGGATGCACGTGAACCCTTACATACTCTATATCTGCCCTTCCAACGCCAAAAAGTACCGTAACCCTTACCTACTAATTCAGGCAGTGAAACTTTCTTCTTGCCTGTCTTTGTGGTCTTGTAATCTTCCGGGTACAGAATGAACTTCTGATAACCAAAAACATATTGTGATGAAATCCTATTCTTCACCATAGGAAATCACCGCCTTAATCTTCAAGGGCATCTTCACCAGTGATGACAATAGGCTGTGTAATATTCACATCCAGTTTGTCATTCCACATACCCAAATGCTTACCTAACAGTTCCAGTGCTTTCAGTTTAGAAGCAATCTTGACTTCCCTTTCAACGCTTGACCCGGTATCACTTTCAGATTCCTTGTACTTTACTGATTCGATACAAGCAAGGTCATCAGGTGAAGCATCAGATTTGATTCTGCCCTGATTATCAACAATATCAGTCATTTTCACAAGTGCAATCTTGGCAAGTTCTAAAACAACCCTGTCCTGATTGATACCTGTTCTTTTTGACCGTTCTGCCATCTGTTCAGCAATAGCCTGTTGAATACTAAGTTTTGCTAAGTTCTGACTGCCTTGTTCATTGGCTGTTTTTACTGAATATCCCGCACGAATAGCGGCTTGTGTTGCGTTCAGGTCAATCAGGTATTCATCAACAAAACGCTGCTGCTTTTCAGTTAATTTTGCCTTTTTTGCCATCAACAACACCTTCTTTCCTTCAAAAATCTAATCAAAAACCCCTGAAAGTAGGAGTTTTTAGCACCTTTCAGGGGTCAGTATTTGGCAAAAAATTTGCAAAAAATAAGATTACAAATAACCTAAACGGTTATTTGTAACCCTAAATTTTCAACCTTAACTATACACGCTATATTAAGTGAAATCAATATACATAACTGTATGAATTTTGCATACTGTTGTAGGTTTTATGTCAGATAATGCAAATCAGTATGCAGTTCTTCAAAGGCTTTCAGTGCCTTTTTATGTAGGTCACGCACATACTGATATGACAGACCTATTTCATTCGCTGCATCCTTCACTGTTTTATACTGCACATACACCTTGAACAGAATCTTGATGTAATAATCAACATTCAATTCCTGAATTTCCTTTGTGACCCTGTGCTTTATGTCAACAAATTCATCAATTTCCCTGTTGATTTCAGTATCAAGGTCAACATACTTGCAGATTCTATTTTCCTGTGCATTCTGTGGACTGGTCTGCACTCTGTCCTTTGAATAATCTATTGCCCCGGTACTGGTTGCAGCAGTCATCAGGTCAGCAAGTTCTTCCATTTTCTGATTGATTTTCGTATCAATTACCCTTAACTGGTCTAAATACTGCTTTGCAGTCAATTTTTTATCATTCATCTATCACACATCCTTTCATAGTATCGGTTTGGTATCGGTTAAAAATAGTCAAAAAACACATTCAAAGCCTTGTATTATCTAACAGTATCGGTTGGTAACGGTATCGGTTGATGCCTATATTCTTATATTTTTATTTTTTATAATTCATATTGATATAAAAAAATAATTTATTATAAAGAATTTACTTTTAACAGTTACCAACCGATACCGCCAGTATTTACAAGGGTTTCAACCGTTACCATTAACAGTTACCAACAGTTACACAACCACTACTTCACAACTTTATACACAATATCATTCACAAATAATGTACCTGTCTGCGGTACTCCCATGAACTGCGGTGTGCAAACAACATTGATTCCGGTTGCATATACTGCATACAACTGTTGTGATATGAAATCACTTGCCATTGCATAGGTCTGTTCATTCAGCTGTGCATTTCCAAATTCTTCAAACAGAATAGGGAAAATGTCATTGTTCATTGAAACTTCACCTTTTTCCATAAGTAACTGCATAATTTTATTTTCCATCACTACCACCTTTTACCTTTCTTTGGTTGTTCCAGTTTAATATGTGACCACACTGCGGGCATTTGTTCAGTCTGAACATCTTCCCAGTTTCCTGATGAAATAGTTTCTTGCATCCGCATACACTGCATACAGGAACATGACACGTTTCACCCGGAAACATTCCGGCATTATTTTCAATCAGCTTCATCAGGATTCACCACCTTCATCTTCTTGGCTGTGAATGTCATCATTGGTAACTTCTGAATCCTGATGTGCAGCTTTCCAAATAACAGGATTCTAAATCTTTCCTTCCAAGGGACATTGATTGTTGTACTTTCTTCAACCTTTTCAGAAAACTTTGAAATCTGCACTGACACACTTGATACCTTTCTTATTTTCATCTATTTGTACTCCCTTCCTGACTTGGTATCTTTCAACTGTATACGTTCAATCAGTTCAAAACCGCATGAACGAATGATGAACTTCAACACCTTCACCAAATCATAAGCACGTTTGTCAGCTTCACTTTCTTCCCGGCTTACCTGACCCACTGCAATAGTTGCAGTTGGGTCAGCATAACCTTCAATGTTTCTTCCACCTTTCACTTGTCTGTAACCTTCCTTTCTATAATTCCACATTTAATCATTGCTTCAAACATTGCTTCAAAAATAGTGACTACTATGGAATTTCCGGCTTGATGGTATAATGTGCGGTTCATTTTCCCATGCTCTACTTTGCAAGTTGATTCTGCTGCATAGAAATCATCATCTGAATATCCCATCAACCGCCAACATTCCAGTTCTGTCAAATACCTGTACCTTCCACCACCAAGGTCAATGACCTGTGCCGGGGTTCTATCCTGTCTTGTGGTGATTGTATTTGCATAATTTTCAATGACGCTTGCCCGCCTGATTCCCTTTTTTCCGATAGCCTTATACACACTTGGTTGTGTAACCATATAGCAATCAGGAATTTCACCAGTTTCAAGAAAATCATTTATGTTCTGCATTGGTCTTTTCTGCATTAGGTCAAAATTGAACGGTTCAGACCCAAGAACTGATACAGTGAAACACCTCTCCCTTGCCTGTGGTATTCCATAATCACGTGCATCTAAAACACGATAACTATTTGAATACCCCAACATTTCCATATAAGATAGATAACGATTGAAATTATGAACCATGTGTTTAGATAGTACATTTTTCACATTTTCCCAAATAACAACGGTTGGTTTCCACTCACCCATCTGTTCAATGATATGAACTGTTTCCCACATCAAAGATGACCTTGTTCCTGAACCTTCATCTGCACCTTTTCCTTTGTTGATTCTTCCTTCTGCTGCGGTTGCTTTTCCCTGATGCCCGGCAATACTAAAATCCTGACAAGGTGAACCATGAATTAAAATGTCAGGTTGAAGATTCCATCCCACAACTGTTTGCGGTGAATGGTCAAGTTCTTTTTCAAACATTGCGTTGTATGACCTGACTGCTTTTTCATCAATTTCCACATAATCAATAGATTTTATTGGAACACCTATGTTTCTAAGTGCTACCCTTGGTGAACCTATACCGCCAAATAATTCAAGTATTTGTATTTTCTCTGACACATTCTGCACCTTTCCTTTCTGTTAAGAACTCTTAACTTTATAATCAAAAAAATTATTCCTTCACAAATATCTTACGGTTCACATTGTTCAATTTTTTCTGAATCACTTTGAACCCAAGTCTTTTGTTTATCTGTTTACTGAACACGATGTTTGACATAGGCTGCATACTATTTTCAGCACAAAATACCTGATACCTTTTATAAACATCAGCAGTTGGTTCATTTTCAATCATATCAACACCACAATCAGCAATAAATGCAATGATAGGATTGTTTTCTTCTTCATATTCATCCAACTGACCCTGAACCTTTTCTGACTTGGTAAATTCATTATTGGTTATGACCCTTTTCAGACCTTCCACACTTAACTTGATAAGGTATTCGATGCTTTCCTTCTGAATCAGCTTGTACTTGATGAATGGGTCAAAATCCGGGTCAATGGTCACACCATCCGGCAAGTATTTTGAAAAGCGGGCATTGAATGGAATAATAACCAAACGCCTAAGTACCGCCCCGGTCTTGTCCTTCATTCTTGGTATATCATTTGCACTGAACAAAAGTTTAATAAACGGGTTGAACTCAAAAGGGTCTTGTCCTTTCCGTTCCGCTTTGATTCTGTTACCAGTAACAATCTTTTTGAAGATACTGACCTGTGAACCTTGAAGAAAATCATCCCCTATATCATCACCGATGTTTGCCATTTTTCCGAACATCATTGAAGTATTGAACCTATCACCAAGTTCTTTCAAATCCAGTGCTGAAATATTCTTATCACCAAGGATTGTTTTCACTATATCCAAGAAGGTACTTTTACCGTTGTTTTTGTCACCAGTCAGAATGAAAGCCTTTCCCAGTTCATTTCTTCTGTAAAAGCAATAGCCAATACATTCTTCCAATAATGCCCTGATTGCTGCATCATCACAAGCAAGTTTGTTCAAGGTCTTGTCTGCCAGTTCAAAATAAGCATCCGGGTTATAGTCCCAAGGTATTTTGTTCGTAATAACAATGTCAGTGCTGAATGGTTTCAGTTCCCCGGTTACAAGGTCATATATGCCATTATTGAAAGCAATCAGGTTTGCATCTGACTGTTCCTTTTCTTCAACAATCAGTTCCATATAGTCAAGCACTTCCCGGCGTTGCATCTTTTTCAGGTTTGGGATGTACTGAATCATATCAGATTCAATTTCCTTGTACCCGTTGGTATAAATACCGTCTTTGTATATATGTAACTGACCATTGATTTTGACCACATGGGCGGTGTTCTTCATATAAACTGCGAACTTGTCAAACAGGAATGTTGACCCCATGAAAAACACTGGTTTCTGAAATGCTTCATCCCTAAGAATCACTTCCAGTTCTTCATCAGACAGCGGTTCTTTCAGAACAAACTTGTTCAGAATCCTGATACATTCCCTTGTTTCATCGACTGTGAAATCATTTGCTGTCAGGGTCAGGATATAATTGAACAATGCCTGATTTCTTCCATCCCCGGCATCCATATCCACAAATTCAGCAGTTGCCTTGACCGGGAACAACCACTTTGGAACTTCCTGATACTTTCCACCTTCTTCAATATCCCATTCACAAAACCGTTCTTCACCATCAATCTTGATAACTTCATAAGACAACTTACTTCCGACCTTAATATCAGCAGTCAGACCAACAGCAAGTTGCACGTGTGTCCTGTTCCTTGCTATGGTGTGGTTTTTGAATAGAAAATGTTTACCCCTACTTGTGCAAAGGACTTTACAATCAAGCTGCAAATCCTCAACGATATTCATTAAAATTTCAGACTGTTCAGAATCGTCAATATCAATAAGGATGGTGTCATCTGCCAATACTCCACCAAACCCACTAAGGTTTTTTACTTCCTCATAGGTTTTCCACTTGGTTCTGTTTTTTAACTTTTCAATGCTCTGTTTACCCTTGGTTTCAACATAACCTTTGTAAAGCATCTTTTTCACCTACCTTATGTGATAATTTGCAACACTTTCTTGTAAAATTCCTTATTCCTGATATTTTTATCAAAATCAGACTGCCGGGAACGTAACAGTGCTTTTATTTCCCGCATTTCCTGACGGAACTGCTTGACATACGCATTGTAATGTTCCCACCCGTCAGACTTATGCAGCGGTGTTGATTTCTTGTATTGGCTGCGATTATACAATGCGTTGTCTAACTGCTTTTGACAGAACTTCACTTTTTCTGTATATCCTATGATATACCTTTGATTTTCCTGTTGCTTCGGTTCAAACTGTTCAATTTCCTGTTCAACATATTCCCTGATTTTATCTTCACATTCAGGTGTGAAACTGTTCCTGATTATCTTGACCAGTTTTTTGACCTTTGAAATGTTCCGGCAATCAAGGAAATTTTCAAGGTGAATAACCATTGAACCATGTTCATACTTGATTTCTAAATCCATTCATACCTTCCTTTCCCGGCATCACGCTACAATGCCAAATTGCTTCAATCGTTTCTTTGCTAAATCTATATACCAACCTTTATCAAGGGTTTGCGGTGTTTTAACCCTACACACATCATCATTACAAATGAAGCAGTGGTCAGGGGTATTTCCAAATTTTTCACCTTTTGTTTTCACTTTTTTCCTTTTCAGTAATCGACCATCATCCTGACTGTTTGAAGCAAATACCCTGTATGACTTATAACTGTATTTGACCTTTTCAGGGTATTCATATACTTCTTTGATGACCCGTTTTCCTGTCTTAGTGATGACTGGTGTGCAATGCTCATGTTCAACCCAATCATATTTTTCTGACAGCTTGACAATCTTCTGAAACATAATTAGGTCATCACACTGATTTATGGTCTGTTCCACTGGTGTCTTATGCACCATGTATTCAACCAGTGCTTTGTTCAGAATAGGAAGGTCATTGTCTGTTGCAGACAGTTCCTTCACATAAGCACCGATTCTTTCAACACTTCCATCAGCACCAACCCAAAGGTAATTGTTCACATCCTTCTGATAGATTTCTGAAATATTATCCAGTTCAAGAAGAATTGAACACTGGTCTGTTGAACAACGCTGCTCCCATTCCCAACAAATATCATCCACCATTTCAAAGGCTTCATCAGTGTCAGGAATCCAAATAATCAGACCATCGGTATTTGACTGAATCAATTCAAACCCCGGTACTGCTTCAAGGTGTTCAATCAGGTCAAGCAACATAAGCTGACCATTGATGCACATGCAGTTATTATTTCTTGGGTCATACGCCGGGTTTGTTTCATCCTTCATACCACCTGAAAGTGCGTTCAGCATTTTCTTATATGGTAACTGTGCCTTCTTCCAGTTCTTAGCTTCTGCCTTTTTCCCGGATTTTGCAGCAGCAATTTGTTTTGCTTTCATTGACTTCCTTGTGTTGTATACCAAATGATAATTGTCATTAGTGGCTGCCCTTGTGACCATTCCCCAAGCAATCAGCATTGAAGGGTAATAATTATTCACATCTACATGAAGAATCTGCCCGGTCTTATGTATTGGTGTATCTGCTGCACCATGCAGACCACCAAAACCAAATGAATGTGGTATACCCGCAACAACAGTTTCAAGGTTCTGTGACTTGTACCATAGTTTTTTATCGTATTTGTCACAATTCTGTAAATCCATAGCCAAGGCTTCTTTTTTCTTTTCTTCAAACCAATCCTGAACATATTTGTATTTGTTCAGCCTTAAACAAGGTAAGAAGAAATAATCAAATTCATCCTTGAAGTCCTGTTTCACGCATCCAAGGACTTTTGCAGTGATTCTTGCTTCACTGTCACCAATATTTGACAGGCTGACCATGTTCGGAAAAGCCTGAACAATTCCATGCATCGCATTAAATTCATCTATTTTTTCAAGGAAAATCTTGATTGTCTGTTCCACATCATGCCGACAATACTTGATTGTTTCTTCAATTTCAGCCTTGGTCAGTTTTCTATTTATATCAAAAGGAACGCCAGTTTCCTTGATGTTTGAACCAAGAAAACCTTCCATTGTTTTCAATCCAACTGGGGGGTTTGGCATTACATCATAGTTTGTCATCGGTACTTTGTTGAACACTGACGAAAACTGCCACCCTTCCCTTTTTTCTAAAATTATCCAGTCATTGATTCTTTTTGGGTTCATTCCCAACAGAATACCTTTCATAATGTACTGGTCATAGTGGCGGTTGTTAAAACCTACCCATATATTGCTTGTATTTGCTTCATATAAGGCTTTTAATTCGTCAGGGTTATTTACTATTACCTGTTCTGTTTTACGGGTCACATCAATGAAAACTGCAAGCCAATCTTCCTTGAAAACCTCAAAATCGTAAAATATCACTACTGTTCACCCTTTCTGAAAATAGCGGTGGAAGGTGTGACCCCACCACCGCCTGATACTATTTTAGTTAAGAACTCTTAACCTTTCAACAAAAATTTTTACAGGTCAAAAACCTCATTGATAGTGATAGGGTTGAACTTGCTTGCTGCATAGGTAACTTCAACTTCGATGTTGTTCTGAATGGACTGGAACACATCAAGAATCTGGTCTGCAAAATCCTGATAATTGATAAACTCAACAGGTGCTTCATCTTCACCAAGCAATTCATTGACCCATGTGCAGACAGATTTGATTGCCCTTCCATCATTCCATGTTTCGCTGACCTTGTTACCGCTGATGACCCTGTTGAAGAAAATCATGCGGTTTGCCTGTTCACCTTCCTTGATTTTGCACTGAACCGCAAACATCAACTTATCCTGTGCCTTTGTCAGCTTAATTTCCATCTTCTCAATGCTGACGATATACTTACCATCCGGCACATCGGCAAAGTCTGTGTCCTTTGCTTCTTCAACCTCTTTCTGCAATGCTGCCAAATCAACCTTGTTGTCAAATGCACTGAAATCAATAGCCATAATTTTTCACCTTTTTAACCTTTCTTAGAATAATGTTCTTTTAGTTGTCAGGACTGTTTTCAACAGTTCAAATGCCTGAACTTCATTGAATCCGGCATTTACATAGGAATCATACAATTCCTTTGCAGCTTTCGCCCCTTCTTCCGGGGTTGTTTTCTTCTGCTGTGCTGCCATGTTTGGATTCGGTCTTTTTGTACCGCCCGCCATACTCTGATGAATACCCTGTTTTACTGCGGATGTAACCATCAAATCAAATACTTCATCAGGAATACCAAAAGGATTGTTCATGTTTTGTACCTCTCTTTCTTAGCGTGTTCTTCTTGTTCTGCGTGTACGTGTTCCAGTTTCCTGTTCAGGTTCAGCATCCTGACCTGATTCTGAATCAGGCTGTGTCTGCTCTGTTGACTGTGCCTGTGTTCTGCGTGTTCTTCTGCCGGATTCAGGCGGGTTCATTGCACCTTCAACCGGGTTTTCAGGCTTCGGATTTCCCGCCTGTGCCAAACGCTTCACACCTTCACCAAATTCTTCCTTGGTGATGACCTTTGCACCTTCCGGAGCAACATCCCCCTTGTGCTTCATAACATAGTTGTCATCTGCCGGAATGTAGAAATAGGTATCTTCTGCCAGTGTTTCAGGTTCAGCAGACTGTTCAGCATCCTGTTCAGCGTTTGCCTGTCTTTCCTTGCGTGTACGCCTTGGCGGTGTTTCAAGTTCAGGCTGCGGTACTGCATCCATAACAGCAGTAGCTTCATCAAAAGGAATTTCTTCCTGTCCCGGAAAAGCCTTGTCAAGTGCTTCATCCCTTGCAGTCATATAATCAGACATTTTCTGCTGATTCTCTGCAACCACTTCATCATGTGTTTTACCGCTTGCCTTGCGTGTTCTGCCACTTCTGCCACTTCTGCCAGTAGATGCAGCCTTTTCAGGTTCAGCAGACTGTTCAGCATCCTGTTCAGCAGTCTGTGGTGGTGTCACTGTTTCAGTTGCGGTCTTGGATGCTTTGCCACCTCTTGCCCTTCTTCCATTGGCATCCGGCTTTGCAATATCCGCTGCAACTGCTGCATCAGCCTGACCCATTTCTGCATCAGTCTTATATTCACCCACTTCATAGAAGTTGCGGATTTTATCAGCCACATAGTTCAAATCATTGTCAATAGCGTATGCTGGGAACATTCCCATAGGTGACTTTACTGTGTCCTTTCCACTGTTCTGTGTGTAGAAGTAATACTTACCTTCATTCACACCAGTTCTAAGAACGATTGTGAAAAGTCCCTCAATGGTGATTTTCTCACGTAACAGTTTACCAATCAGCTTGATTGTTGTCACACCGTTGTCAAGGGTTTCTGTGTGGGTCATATAAGCAACAACCACATCTTCCGGCAGTTCCTTACATACTTCAATGATTTCAAAGTAATTTGCACCGAAATCATTCCACTTGTCCCAACCGTTTTCTTTGATACGGTTCATGTACGGAACAGAAAGAATATACTGGAAATCATCAACAACAATCAGCTTCTTTCCGGATGCTGCCTGTTCCTTCATAAATTTGCAAATCTTGCGTGATTCCGTTTCACTGTTCAGCATTTCAAACTTACCCTTGAACGGTAATGGTTTACCAACCGGGTTTACAACAGCGGTTGTTGCCGGGTCACAATTTCTCATACTGGTACTTTTACCAGTGCCAGATTCACCCATAATCAAAAGCATCTGTGCCATATTAGTTCACCTGTCCTTTCCTGATTCTTTCAAAATTGGCTGCCATGTTATGACTTACACGGTGCTGACCAAACTGCTTCTGAACACCCGCACGAATCACTGAACGCAACAGCTTACGGTTATACACCGGGCGGGGATTGTACTTTTTACCCTGATTTTCATTTACCATTATTCTTCACCTTCCTTGATTGTAATTTTTAATAACTGACCTTTTGCAATCTGTTCAACTTCCACTGCATAACCATTGTTGATAAGGATTCCAACAAAATCCTGATAACAGGTTGAATTTGCGATTGTTACACAACCACATTCCCTTGCAGCATCCTGTTCAATCAGTTCACGCATATCTGAAATCCGTTCATTCATCAGGTGATTAGTTGCCCGTGCATCGTAAACAATATATTTCAGTTCATTCACCTGTGATTCTAAATCTGCCTTTTCTTTTTTCAGACGGGAAATCATTGCATCCTTGTCACAATTTTTTCTTGACATTATTCTTCACCACCTTCTTCTGTGCATCCTTCTGTTACTCTGCTTGACCATAAATCAGCATAATGCAGTATCAGGTACAACGGTGTTTCGTTGCCTTTTATCCCATAGTTAGCTGTTTCATAAAGACCATCATGGTATCTGATAGCAAATTCTTCATCTTCTGTCAGGTCAATGAAAAGGGTTGCTAACTTAATACTGCGGGTCGCGTGGTCAATCGGTAATAATGCCGGGTTACGCTTGAACGGTTTAGCTTCAGATGCTTTTCCTGACTTCAAAATGTTAGGTACATACATCTGCTTTCCATAATCACCGCACTTTCCAAGGTCATGTAATGCTGCTGCAATGATTACTGAATCCCTGATTTCTGCATACTTGTTTTTTCCAAGAAGTGCATAACCAATGTTTTCTGCTGCCATCATCACGTTACGGGTGTGATGCACAAGACCGAACTCACAACATAAGTGATTGCCACCACTGCAAGGTGCGGAAAAGAAACCAATTTCTTCCATGTACTCAACCAGTCCTTCCATACCTTCACGCTTGGTTGCAAGTAAGCGGTCAACCACAAACTTCTTGTTGTCAAGTTCCTTTGCATTTTCTTCTGCAACCTGTGTTACATCTTCCTGAATTTCTTCTTTCTTTTTTGCCATGTTCTTATTCTCCTTTTAATTTTATTTCCCAACGCTTTTGTTCTTCGATATTCCCAAGATACCAAGCGTTAAGTTTCGATTTGTTTTCATTGAACTTTTTGAACTGTTCAAAGTCCTTTGGATAAAGCAAGATGCCATACCCGCCTGATTCCCTGATTTTCCTTAGATTGTAAAGCTGCAATAAAGAAGGTTCACCTTTGTCTGCTTTGACCTCAATACCTAAGAAGAAACCGTCAGAACTTACCAATAAATCAGGTATACCGCTTTTTGTGTAGGATGCACCGCCCCAGTATTTGAGTAGCCAACAACCATAATTTTTCAGATAGGTCTTGACCTTGTTTTCAAAGTTCTTTTCTGCTGCCAACTGGTTTCACCTTCTTTCTTCTTAAAATCCTTACAAGGGTATTCCCTTGAACCTTCCAAACAATGACTGTAATGTTGGCAATCTTTGCAAGTCACCCCACCACCTTCCTTCTTCTTTTTCGCTTGCACAATCCTGTGTCCCAAGCGTGTTGAATATTTTCAGCCTGTGTGACCCATTCAAGTTGTGATGCTCTGCAATCATGCTTTTTGCCCCGCTTGTGGTTCACAATGTTCTTTGTTTCAGGGTCAGGATTTGGAATGTGTGCAACTGCAACCAATATGTGAAGTCTGCAATTTTCACCATCCAGTTTCACCCGCAAATAACCACTTCCGTCATCATACGGTGCAAGTATGTTACCTGTTCGGATGTTCCTGACCTGTCCCATTCTGCTGACCTCATAATTTGGATGACCGTCAACAACTTTCCATTTCTTTCCCAAGTCAATCACCTTCTAACTGGTCATTGAACTGTTCCTGAATAGTCAGGATGCTTTGTGTATAATCTGTTTCAAATATCCCCTTTTCCCACAAACGGGAAGCACCATTTTCCCCCATGTTGTACGCCATCAGCACCATATTTGTATCTTGATAGCGTTCAAACAGTTTCCTAAGAACGAACACACCCGCCCTGATGTTTTGATAAGGGTCTGTGTAATCAGTGACACCGATGGTTTCTGTTAGCCAGTCATGGTTGATTGCGTTAATCTGCATATACCCATAGTCATTTGTGCTGCTTATCACATTTGGGTCAAAACTGCTTTCATGCTGAATCAATGCCATCACAAGGGTAAAATCCAAGTTATAACCTGAACACAAGTAATATACAAATTCCTGTTGTTCTTCCGGCATCTTGCAATCAAGCGGTTTGAAATCCAAATCCCCAACACCCCAGTCAAGTGAAATTTCTTCTGTGAAACATCGTTCATCATACGCCCCATATACAAGGGTTTCTGTGCTTACCTGTTCACTTGTATGTATTTTTTCTTTTTCTCTGTCCTTGGCGGTTATATGAGTTTTCAGGGCATATCCTGACAAGCCACCAACCAAGGAAAAGACAACTGCAACAACAGCCCATGATGCAATAATGCGTTTTGCCATTGCTGCCTTTCTAAGATTCTTTGAATAGTTCATCTGTCAATTCCTTTCCTTCTTGCAATGCTGCAAGGTTCTTTTCTTCAATGCTACCTTTCACCAACAGGTAATAATAAAAGCAAGTGTTATTCTGACCTATTCGGTGAATACGCTTCTTTGATTGTTCCCAAAGGTCACATGACCCCTTTCCAAGTGGCAAAGTAAAATAAATAACCTTGTTCGCCTTTTGGAAGTTACCCCCCATTGCACCCGCCTGATACTGAATGAAAGTAATGCTGTTGTCAGATTCTTCATAAGCGGTTCGGTCATCCTCACCACCACGAACCACTGAAACAGGTCTTTCAAGTTCTTCTGCAATAGCTTTCATTGCTTCATATTCAGCGGTGAAGTTATAGAACACAATCAACCTATCTTCTGTTGACTGTACCAAGTCCCTGAATCCTTCCAGTTTTTCCTTGTGATACTGACCGCATAATTGCCGGGCGTATAGTGTCTTGGTCAAATTATTGTCACCGACAAGTTCAGTGTCATCATCAATCATCAGGTAACTGTTTTTGATGAAAAACTTGTATTCCTTTGTTACCTTGAACATAATCTTCTGTTCAATCTGTTCAGGAAGGTCAAGAACTTCACTGGTTTTCATAAACACTGCACCATACTGTGCCAGTTTCTTTTTCAGGTGTTCCACATTCTTATAACCAACAATCACTTCCTGTTTGAAACCATCCCCATTTTCAACCCATTTGGTATCAACATAACTGTTCCAAAAGGTTTTTTTGCTGATGTTCCAACCAAGCAACTGAACCTGTGACCATAAGCGTTCATACTTCCCGGCTGTCGGTGTACCTGAAAGCAATACAACACTTTCAGGTTTCATTTTCAGAATGAATTTTGAACGCTTTGCGTTCTCATTTGTAATCAAACTTGATTCATCAAGCATCATGGTAAATTCACTTATTTTCAGCAGCCAATCACGCCTAAAAGTCAGGTCATAATTGATAACACCAATAATTTGAATATCCCTGTTGTATACGCTCTTTGTGTCAAGCCTGTTCCTGAAAGTGATTGCTTGTGATTTGTGTGTCAGGTCAAATACTTCATAATCAGGGTAATGGTCTTTAAAATGCTGCACCCAGTCATCTATCTTGGATTTCTGACAGATGACAAGGTTCACATCATTGTTCAATTCCCATACTTTTTCAGCACCCACAAAGGTTTTACCCAGTCCCATATCAAGGTAATATGCAACCCTGTTGAAGTCTTTGGTTTGGTTCAAGACCTTTTCCTGATGGGGCATGAAATGCAAATTACTCATTTACATTGATACCCGTACACTGTTCAAAGATTTCAGGGTCAAAGTTCGGTAACGCCTTGATGATATTCTTCTGACGGTCTGACAAGCTGCCCCACCATAACTGACCACAATCAGATTCATCAAGCACTTTGAGATAACCGCCTGTTGTTTCGTGTGTCGGATGCTCTGCTTTTTCTTCATCCGTCATATCCTCTGAATAAATCCATTCAACAACATTCTTTGGTATTCTGTTCAACAGGTATCTTGCATCACTGCGTAACCAATCGTTATAAGTCCAATCAGAAGGTTTGTTGAAGAACATAATCTTCTGTTCTTCTGTCATAAAACATCCTGTATTGAAAGAAGATTTGTTCCAGTCCCCGGTGTTCCTGTTCCCGGTGTTCCAGTCCCCGGTGTTCCTGTTCCCGGTGTTCCAGTCCCCGGTGTTGCAGTCCCCGGTGTTCCAGTCCCCGGTGTTCCTGTTCCCGGTGTTCCAGTCCCCGGTGTTGCAGTCCCCG